CCAACTTTTTTTTTCGCGCGCGCGAAAAGCGCGAAAAAGCGCGAATTGTGCGCGAAATATCAGCCATATGTCGTTATTGATTAAGCACATGCGATCACCAAACCTGTTGGCGCTTTTCGCGCGCGCCCCCTTAGGAAAGAAAAGCGTTTTTTTTGCCCTCAGTGCGGCCGTTTTTTCTTAATAAAGTACCGTCCCCTTTTTCCCTTCTCGAGGGGTCCGTTTTGCTTCGCTAGGGCCTCAAGGGCTTGCCTTGCTTTGTCGGTTGATTGCCATGTCGGCCGGTTGGAATAATGCAGATCGTGCGCGGAGATCGACCCCCCTCTCTCGCGGATTTGTTGGAGGAGCTGGTCCTGCTCGAAGGCAACCGGGTCCATTCGCCCCTTTCGATAGATGCGCTCTGCTTCATTGGCAAACCATTCGGCCGTCGTGATCGCGTTTCGCATGTGATCGACTTCAACGACCTCAGCGTTCGTCAGTGATCCGAACGCTCGATCGCAAGTAGCATAAATCAAAGCAAAGCGAGCGCAATATGCCTCCATCTTTCCAAGCATGGCTGCCATGTCTCCGCTGGCGGAATATTGGCGATCGCGCCATTTGAGCAGCCAACCCTCCCAGATTTTCTTCGCGTCACCGGTCAAGCACATTTCCGTTGGCTTCCAGTCGGACGATAGCGTTGCTTCGTAGTCGAGCTGCTGGACGGCATTCACGAGCTGGTGATACAGACCGGTTGTGGATCGATTCGGCGGTTCGTAACCTGTGTAGCGCACTTTGGGTGGCCACATCAGGAGAATTCTGCCGATCATGCCGGACTCGAACATCGCATCGCACGCAATCTTGAACCAGATTTTAGGTTGAATCCCCCCGCAGAGACAGACGCTAAGTCGGTCAATATGGAGGTGCGTCTCGTCTCCCGTTTTGCGGTCATAATCCCATGACTTAGCGTTGAAAGCGCTAAGCCAAAATGATTCGTCCGATCCTCCCCCGGATTTTGCGTACCTTCCGAGCGAGGAAAAAAACAGACGGTTCTCGTCGAGTGGCAAAAACAAATTCCTTGGATTGATTGCTTGCTCTCGTATGAATGTTTCTACGGTGATATCCATGGCCGTTGCCCTGCGCTTCTTTGGCTCGATTGGCTTGCAGAGCAACGTGTCGGTGCTTTTTTCGCCGTTGTTCTTGGCGATCCTCGCGAGATATTGTTCGAACTGCTCATTGAATTCTGCCCTTGCATCCTTGTATTCCTTCAGCAGTTTCGAATTCCATTCGGTTGTCGGCTTAACGGCAGCCTCAAGCGCAGCGGACTTTCTGACCGAAGCCTCACATATTAAGTTGGCAAAGACGTTGCTCGGCTCGACCCAAGTTTCGTTCAGCCGTATGACGCGCGACGTTCCGATTGCAGCGGCTACGGTAGTTAGAGCGAAAAGCGCCATGGCAGCGGGCTTAATCGTGAGAGCTTTGCCGTATTCAATTGCGAAGTTTCCTATGATCGGCGGCAACGCGTTAATTGGGAATTCGACCCAATCGAGCTCATTGTCTTCCTCTTGCACCGGCTCGGGCAGCTCGTCTTCGCCCTCGTGCGCGTCCCCGCGATTTACGGACGGGTCTGTCTCGCCAGTGGCGGCCGTCACGACATCCGCAATGACCTGGCGAGCTTCTGCAGCCGCGACGACTTCGACGATGCCGCCGGCACTGAGGGCATCGTCGATGCCTTTGAAGTTTTCAGGCCAGCGCTCGAACTCGACGATGAAGCCTTCGTCGATCAATCCGCGTGCGCAGGTATCGAGGGCGCGGGCCACGGCCGGATTGGTGCGCATGTCTCCGTCGAACGCCAGGCGGACGATTTCACAACCGAGCGCTTTGAGGATCGCGACGGCCGGCCTCCACGTGCCGACGCCGGCGACGGAGATCGTGGGCAGATTGCTCCACGAAAACGCGACGTCGGCCTTGAGCTCCCCTTCCGTCAGACGCACGACTTTACACGGCGCGTTGATGCCCTTGGGAACGTGCGCGGGAGCGCCCGGGCCGGCGCCGGCATATTTGACGCTGGACATGGCGGAGTAGCGCGGCTCGCCTTCGTCCTTGCGAATCTTGATTGCAACGATGCGCCCGATGACATCGCGCACCGGGATCAACAGACCGATCGAGCCGGCGATCGATAGGTAACGGCCGCGGTCCCCTTCCCTACGGCAGAAGCCTGGGACGCGCATAATTTCATTCCCGAACCGCTCATGCAGTTCGCGCGCGAGGCGCGATCGGCCTTCCTTGGGCAACGTGCGATATCCGCGGTGATCGATTTCGGAATCGTTCAGACCGCGGTTTTGCAAGTTGCTTCGATGGGCCTGAGAGAGGCTCAAATTGGCGAGCATGGCGGAATAGACGGCATGCAAAATTTCTGCATCGGCAAGAAGGACGTTGGCAGCTGGAACCGGCGGCGGCAGCGATGCCGAGCTGCTGATCGCGTCGAGGCGGTGGAGATAAACGTAGCGGCCGTTTTTGTCGGCATCGCTTTTGAAAGCGCCTTGCTCGACCTTGCGGCACGCGATCACGCTGCCATCTTCGGAAAAAGAGCAATCGCCGAACCGCTTGCAAATCGGGCATGGGTGCGAACGTGTTGTCCTTCGCCATTGTCCTGGAGAAGAAAAAGAAGAAGAAGAATAGTCGGTTTTATTATTCATAGAGCAAGATCCTTCCTGCCATCGTTTCGACGGCGGACTTTTTTGTACGGCTGTACAGTGATTTCTTTATGTTTAGGACCGGAGCGTTTTGCTACTAAGGCGATTCTCTTATAGAGGCTCTTGGATAGGGCCGGGCGGCGCGGCTCGGCGCCGCCCGGCGGGTCGGCTACTCGGTATCGCTGCTTTCGGCGTGTCCAGCTGCAGCGGCTCGTTTGTCTAAAACGTGAATCCAGTCGGCCAGGCCCATCAGCGATCGGAGAAGGCCTTCGCGCTCTTCGGTCGATGCCACGGCCATGGCATCCGGATTGAGCGTGTGGTTTACGAGCGTCTGATGCACGTCGTCGAGGAGGGGACGCAATCGGTCCAGAAGCAAGTCAGGATCCTCGGCAAGGAACTTGTCGCGGAGTAACCGATTCGCGACGGATGATGCATAGGGTTCGAGCTCCTTCACGAATTCCTTCATCAGTTCGTCCATCGTGCCGTTTTCGGTCATAGGAATCAACCAATCCAAGATCAGCTCGCGCGCCTGCTCGGGACACACGCGCACCATCAGTGCGGATGACATGGGAAAATCCTCTTACGCGGCCGCCTCGATGAAGTGGCCGCGTGAAATGGAGAAGGGATTAAGACGCAAGACGATTAGATGGCGCCACTGGCCAAGAGCCGTTCCAAGCTTTCGAGTCGCTTGAGCGCTTGCTCACACGGCGCGAGATCGATCGGCCGGCAAGCGAGCGCTTGATTCAAGAGAGCAAGCGCATCGAAGCAAGGAAGATAGGCCGATTCGTATTCTTCGAATATTTCTGCATCGAAGCGGCGGCAGAGCGCATCGAGTTCGTCGCGAACTTGCACGACGAACACGGCGTTGATGCGAAGCTTGGATGCGAGGATTCGAGTGAGAAATGGCCGAAGGGTGGAAATGGATTCGTGCAAGGCCATCACGATCGGATGGCGCAAGAGGGCTTCCGGTTCTCGGGTGTCTTGCCAACTCATCGCGCACCGCCTTTCGCGGCGGGCTTGCGCGGGCTGGGTCGAGGTTTGCCATTGGGCCGCGGCTTGCGCGGTGTCTGCACCTTGCTCTTGCGTTGGACGTGTTTGGCGGGATAGAAACGATGCGAGCTTCGCAACGCGCGAAGCTCTCCATATATGGTGAAGCGCATGGCTTCCCTTTCGTGATCAAGCTGGCCTTGCCTGCTTCGCACAGTCCTCATCGGCACCATGCCAATGTGAGATAGGAGTTGCGATTGGCTCTTAGGCAGCGGGTGCAAGACCGCGGCCGAAGATTGGCCTAACTTGTCGGGGTTGATATTAGCCGACTGCTGCGCGGAATCAAGAGAAATTTCTTATTGGAAGAGTTCTTCGCTCGCGCGGATCGGATGCGATCGCGTGATCAGCTCCAGTGTGCGCAGCCGTCCCAGCGCGTTCTTGAACCCGCCGCTATCGCGCGAATAGCCTGTGCGTTCCGCTAAGTTGTCGAGCAAAAGGCCTTCGGGATAAACTGCGGTCAACGCACTGAGAACGGCCTTTTCGCACTTTGGCAATTCATTGAGCCAATGGCGGCGGAGCTCCTCGCCCGTTGGCAATGGAGTGTATTCGCCCAGCGCGGCCAGGCCGTCTTGCGTGATGCGAATCGGATGGTCCCTCGTGATGAAGTTTGCGGATCGCAGTTTTCCGAGTGAATTCTTGAATCCTCCGGATGTGACGGAGTATTGCGTGAGCAGTGCGATTTGCACCATCGATCGGCCCCGGGGATACTGAGCGAGGGCAGTCAAGATGGCGCGCTCGCATCGGCCGAGCACGCCGTTGCCGGCGATGCCACCAGGTTCGGCGATGCGTGTGGGAGTCGGCTCTGTGACCCGTCGATGTTGAGCCGCATCAGCTGGCGCCGTCGAGGTTGGCGATGGGGCACGCGATGCGGGTTTCGTTGCTTGGCCAATTGCCTCGACTAGGCCGCCGGCCATCTCGCGAAACTGATTCGACGCGGTCTCGATCTTCGTTACGATGGTCAAGGCCTTTTCCAGTTGACCATTTTTCAAAACGGGAACTTCGATACGCTCAGGCGCAACGGCCGGGCGTTCACGCAGTTGGCGTTCCAATTCGGCGATGCGTCTCCGCAATTCGCGTGGATCGTTTTCCTTGGCCTTCTCCACCGTTGCTTTGATTTCGTCCCCGAGCTGCGCGAGGTCGATTTCCGCCACGACTTTTGGCACGATCAATTTCTTGCCGACTTCCGGCGTGGCGCTGCTGTCGTACGTCGTGCGCATCCGAAACTTCACGCGCTTGAATAGGTCAAGCCAAACGGACCATACCCAGCCTTCGCCCGTTTCGAGCGTGGCGAGGCTTTCCATCATCTGAGCGGATCGCTCGGGCGTTCCGTGTGCATCGGTCCATTCCTCGATCGCTTTGCGGTCATGCGGTCCGACAATCCGCATGGCGACAAGCGTTGCGCATTGGGTGCGGATATTCGTGTTGACCAGGGCAGGCCGTTGCGAAATGATCGTCAAGCCAAGGCCGCGGCGGCGCCCTTGGAGAATGATGTCCTCCATTGCGCCCAAAAGCCGGGCGACGTCGGGAAAGGGTTTTTGCGGTGCGATGGTGTGCGCCTCGTCGACAAAGAAGTGCAGCGCCTCGCGATTGCGATGATAGAGCGTCTCGCAAAAATCCTGCATGAATCGGTTGCGCGCACCCTTGCGCAAAAGGCTGACGTCGAGGATGGCAGGACAGCGGCGATCGACGATTACCTTGGCAACCGTTTCACCGGCCCCTTCCTCCAGCGGTACGTCGGGATGCTCTCCACCGAAAATGACGACGGGGTAGCCGGCATGCTTCCCGTCTGCCGAGGTCTTAAGTCCGAACCAGGCGCCCGTCGGGTCGTAGACGACGATCGGTTGACCGGCTCGCAACATTTCTTCGGCCAACACGGTGGCGGTGTGGGTTTTGCCGGATCCGCGGATGCCCATGATGGCGAAGGTCTGCGTGATTGCTTCCAATGGCAGAGTAAGCTTCTCGGAGATCTTGAGGGAATGCATGTGTTCGTCCTTTCAATGTGACGTCGCAGCGGCGTGTGACTCGGCTGGCGTGACTCGCCGGCGGCGGCGCGAAACCCGTTGGCGACATGCCATGCCCGCCGTTTGTTGCTTTCCTGTGACTTGACGGCCACAACCGCAAGCGCAGACGGTGATGTTCCGCGGATCGTGCAAATCGAATTGGATCGCGTTTGCAACGGCTCTCCCCATTGGAATAGGGACGCCGTTTCCAACGGCGCGATAACGGCCGGCCTGCGTGAAGTAAGGCAATTGGAAATCTTCAGGCAATCCTTGCAACGCACAGAACGTATCCCAGCCGCGGCGGTTTTGTCGCGTGCCTTCCGAAGCGATGCAGCACCGTTCGATTTGACGCGGGTCGAGGGAGGCTCGTTGCACGCACAGCACTTGGTTCCAGAGGCTTCCGAATTGGAAATGACGCGGCCGGTTCTGCGCGAGGCCAAATTCGCGGGCGTTCAGGTCGATGCGTTGATGGGTATATCCCTCGATGTTGACGTCGGGAACGGTGGGCACGTTTTCCAAAAGCCACCAATGCGGCTCGGCTTCGTGCACGATGCGAACGAATTCTCGAATCATCTCGAGAGAATGGCCAGTGGACGGCGATCGGCGGGCCCGCGAGAAATCTTGGCAAGGGCTTCCGCCGATGATGCCCTCGAATCGTTTCGGTGCATGAAAGGTTCGCACGTCGCCCGTTCCGATCGCTGGATCCGGCCCGCGGACCACGCAGAAGCCTTCCAACTCGAAGGCTCTGCCTAACAGGTCGATGCCCGGGAAAAGCGACAAGACAAGCTCGGGCGGCCGAATGGCGAGGGGAGATGGTTTCAAGAAATGGCCTCCAATGTGCCAGGACCTGGTGTGACAGGTCCTGGCACGGTCACGCCAGCTCGGTCACGTCGCGGCGTCGAATTGGGCGTCGAAGCCGGTCTCCAGTTGCCTCGCAATTCCGGGGCTGCTTTCGTCCATTGCTTTGATCCATTGATCGAGGATTGCACGCATTTCCTTCGCGCACTCCCCGTTGTTGGCTGGGTGGCGCAATGCCAATTGACATTGGGCGATCACAGTGATGGCCAGGGTGAATGGCATATTCATCGTGAAGTAGCCGTGCTTTCGCTGCAGGTGATCGCAATGTGCGGCAAGCGCATCCGGGCTCGGCTCGAACTTCGTTGGCAGAACGGTTGATCGCATGGTGTGACTCCTCGGTGAATGTGACTGCACGTCGAATCACGCCGGCGGCCGCTCATGGACGGCCGCCGGCGCGAGGGTTGGCGGGTTAGCGAACGGCACAAGAGCCGCCGCCGGCGTTGCTGGGTTGAACTTGCGAGGAACAGCCGCCGCGGCGGGAATCCCTCCTTTCGCGGATCCGCTGGCGCAGGCCTGCTTCCGCGTAGGTTCCCCACATCAGGGCAAGGATGATGACGGCCGACCAAATCTTGTACATACCAAACCTCCTTGAAAAAAAACGGGCGAATCGTGACTGCTCAATCGCTGTGACGGTCCGGACTGTCACGGCGTTTGATTCCTCCGCGCCGGCTGAACCCATGACGTGGGCCGTGTGCGGGCCTTCGTCGCGTTTCCCAGTTCAGCCGGCGCTTCTCTTGCGCGAGGCAGAAAGGCCTGCCTCGCTTGCCTCTTCTCGTTTCATTAAGCTGCCGATGCCGCGGTCTCCACGTTGCCTTCGCTGGCCTTCGCGATCTGGTAGGGCATCCAGGTGCAATAGCCCATGCCTGTCGGCGGATTTTCATCTCCGTCTTGCAACAACGGAATCGACGTGGGCGGATCCACCATCGCGTTGCCGTTTCGAAGGAAGATCGCGAGATTCACCATGCGATCGTTGAAGATGTGCACGATCACGGCGGCCAGGGGTTGATCGTGAAGCAGCCGGCCGGGCGGATAGTACCAAACCGGGCGGCCAACAGTTGGCTTGATCATGCGAGACTCCTCATAGGTTTGCGGGCGATCAGGTTTTCTTCGGCTTCCTTTTGCCGCGGCGAGCGTTGGCTCGCTGGCGTTCTTTTTCGACTCGATTCACGAGGGACGGGCTAGCGTGGCAGGCCATCAACAAATGCACCAGTCCGGCGGCCAGGATTTCGCTTTTCGACCGGAATTGAAAGTGCTTTTGAATTTCCTTGATGGCGGCCCATTCGGCTCGGGTCGTTCGGTACGCGATGATTCGGCTCATGCGCAGGTCCTTTCATGCACCGTCGGCTGCACCGGTGAGATCTGCGATACCAGCTGCCATCGCCTCTTCGACCGTTACGCGATCGACCTGGATCAATGCCGCGGCAATGGCCTGGCGCTCGATGGTCGGCATCTTGAGGAATTTCGCGGTCCAGCGTTTTTGGCGGCGTTTGATGCGTTCGCGTTCACGGAAGTTCTGGCCTGCCCAGCGCGAATCGTGCAGGAGGCGTGGCGCGGGGAAATTGCACCAAAGGCATTCGGTGCGCAGGCCTCCGCGCGTCATGGCCGGGATCTTGACCAGGCGCCATCGCTTCAAGAGCTTGGCGTAGAGCTTGGTCATGTATCCGCTGATCATCACCATGCACGGTAGGGATAGTGCGATCTTGAGCAAGATTTGATGCGACTCGGGTTCCTCGAACTCGGCATCGTAGAGCAACCGTGTTCGCACTTCACGCATATAGGGCGGATCGATATAGACGAGCGTCTTCGCGTCCACCATCGCGGGATGTGTCGGTAGGAAGGCGACAGCGTCTTCGTGCAGGACCTGGACGGATCCTTCCTCGCCTCGGCTGACGATGTACGATCGCAGGTGATCGCACGTCTTGGGGTCGGCGTCGAGAAGAAGCGACTTCGCGGCGCGCCGTTTCTTTCGGAACACGGCGGCGTATCCGGCGAAAGCTTCGACGTACGTTTCGTGCGGCGGCATCTCGCGAATGATGCGTTCAGCAACGCCAGATGCGGCTTTGCTTCCCTGGTAACCGGTCATGTCAGGAGGTGGGGATTTTGGGAGCTTGGATTTGGCCGAAGGGATGGGCAGAGTGATAGCAGGCATGGCGGCGCCTCGCCGTGACCGCTGCGCTTTGTCTCGCTCGCAAGCCTCACCGGCAACGGGCCGGCGTGAGATAAGGATTTGCGCGAACTCCCTTGGTTTGACATGTCTCGAAGGTGCAAGTCAACGAAACATTCAAGGGTAGCGGCTAGCTGGTCGATGCAATTGTAAGCATCTCGCGACGAACATCAACCAAAAAAAAAGTGGGCCGGGCATCAGTGAGGATCTCAACCTCACCAACGCACCGGCCCCTAAAGAAGCCAAGCAGAAGAGCCTTGCACAGCCGACTGCCGGGCAGTCGGGGTGACTGGATTCGAACCAGCGACCTCTTGGTCCCGAAGAAAGTGGTCCCGAATTCTCATCAATTTATCAGCAGCAAGTAGCTTTTCGGCCTGCGTTACCCAAGTGGCATCAATGCCGCGCCCCAGTTAGCGGCATTGTGACATTTTACGTTTAGAAAGGCTACGTGTCGTGATCCAAAAATTCTCCGATTTGAAGAAAAAATTCCTCAGTTGGGCGAAGGAGGCGCTAAGCGAAAGCAGCGTAAACGTGTACCGGCACTATCTCGACCGTTTCGAAAAAAGATTTGGCGATCCACCTTTGGACAAGGTCAAGCCGGCGATGCTCACCCGGTGGGCTAAAACCTGGCACCAATGTCAGGCCGTCAAAAGACTCTTCATCTGGGCCCACACCGAAGCGGGCCTGCTCGATCAAAATCCGTTGTCGCACGTCAAGCATCCGCCGAAAGGTCACCGGCGCCGCATCATGTCGCCCCTTGATACGGCGCGGCTCATTCGTTCGGTGAAGCCGGATCTCCGTCTGCTCCTGATCGGCTACCGGGAGACCATGGCGCGGCCCAAGGAATTGCGCGTTGCGAAGTGGGAGAATATTAAACCCGACGTCGCGTCGCTGAAGCTTCGCGATGCGCTCAAGACGGGGCGAGCTTCTTTGGTGTATTACGAATACAAATGCCGCGCTCGCCGCAAGGATGGCGAGCGTCCCCGCGTCATCATCCTTTCGCCTCGTTTTTGCCGGTTGCTCTTGAGATTGCTCGATAGGTCGAAGTCAAAGCGAGGCTACATTTTCAGAACCGAGCGGCGCCGGCCTTGGACGGCCAACGGGCTGCGCTGTCGATTCCGAGTGATCAGACGACGACTTGGCATCAAGCGAGACAGTCGCGGCGAGTCAATCGTTCCTTACACCTTCCGGCATACCGGCGCGACCCAAGCGGCGGCGGCCGGCGTCCGCGATCGGCTGCTCGCGGACATGCTCGGGCACGTCGATGCGAAGACAACGGCGCGCTACCAGCATTTGCAGGTGGACCATTTGCGCAATGCGATGACGGGCATTTGGGATTTCGACAAGAAGTCCAAGTCCAATCCAAACAGCAAGTAGGATAGCGGGAAAGTGAAGCGGTCCGGCATCGCTGCATTGGGCGTTGCCGGACCGCTTTTTTAAGAGGCGACGTACTATCGAACGGGCGCGACGACGGGGGCCGCTGGCGTGGCGGGAATACTTGCCGGCGCGGGCTGCGCTTGCAGGGCTTGCAGTATAAGGCTGAACAGCGAGTTCAGGTCCACGGCCGGCGGCGAGGCTGGCGAAGTCGGCATTGCTGGCGCAATCGGCGAGGGCATCGGCATGCTCGGAAATCCCGGTACCGGCGCGGCGGCCATGCTGGACTTGACCGCGTTCGCGATCAACGCGATCAGCAACCCATGGCCAAGGGTGAGCTGCTCGGGAGAGCTCGGCAGGGGCATGATAACGCCTGGCTGGAGGCTCGGCGCCGGCGAACTCGCGGCCTGGCGAGCGTGAATGTAACGCAAAACATAGCCGGCGGCCAGCACGCCGGCGTAAATCAGATAACTCGTCATGTTCGGATCCATGGTTATGGTTTTCCTTTGAGGTAGAGTAATAGCGCCGCGCCGGCGGCCAGGCAGCAAACGGGTACCGCCGGGTGCGTGGGAGCGGCTGGGTCATTTGGTTTCTTCGGTTCGACTTTGCGCAGATCGGGATCTTTCGTTTGATCGTAAGCTTTCACGGCCTTGCGGATCGCCGTCGGCATGTCTTTCCCATCGTCCTGGCGATGCAGCACTTTGCCGCTCGGATCCTGCAAATAGATGACGGGCGTTCCTTGGGTCTTGAAGACGGCCTGGCCGCTCAGACCGTCTTTCAGGCTCCAGTGATCGGCGGCGACGGCCCACGTGTTCATGCGATCGCGAATCTCCGGCTCCAGCGATGCGAACTGCGTAAGCGCTTCTTTTTGTTCGGCGGGATTTCCGATGATCGTCAAGCGGAATCTCTTCGCATCGTCCGGCACTTGCTTGCCTACCAGCTCGTGGGCACGCTCACAACCGATCTTGCGTCCGCTGTACGTCGCTTCGTGGTCTTTTATCTTGCTCCAATCGACGCCGTGATTGTTCGGGTGCGTGAGATCACTGCCGACGTCCGTGCTTTCCGGCTGCGCTTCCTCGGCCGTTGGCATCAGTCGGGTCACTTTCGCGACGGGCTGTGCGCGAGAGGGAGGCTCGGCCGGCGGCGTCGCGACCTTGGGGCCCCATATTTCTCGCCGCGCGTCATAATCCCGCCAACAGTTGGCCGCATAGTTCCAGCAACCGATTTGCACGTTGTTGCGATAAAGCGCGGCTTCATTCGGCGAATCGGGCACATCGCACCATTCGTCGAGGATCTTCTCCAGTGGTTTCGATTCAATGGCCGGCGGCGCAGGCGCAATATTGCACCCCCCCGGCCCGCACGTGCTGGGCCCCCAGCGGCTCGGCGGTCGAGGGCTGGCGAATGCGAGCGACATGGACATCGTCAAAATTGCGACCGCGGCCAAAGCCAGGCCGGTCAAGATAAAGGTCTTTTTCATGGTTCGTCCCTTGTGAATGAGTCGTCTGCCGCGCGGCTCGCTTCATTGCGTTCGCGCGGCGGCGGCCATTGTGGAGTCCAAAGCGATGCGTCCAGGGCGCCGCTTACAAAATAAAAACCAGCCGCGAAAGCAGCGGTGAACCCTACGAATAGGCCGAATACCTTTTGGTCCCCTTTCGCGTCGGGGAAACTCGCGGCGATCAACGTTGCTACATAAATAAAAAACGCGCCCATTGCGAACCGCAGGACAATCAGGACTGGCCGCATGTCGTTCATCGTGCATCGCTCCATTTGCGAAGGATCGCGAGCGCCAACATGCCGGCGAGGCCGAGCAGCACGTAGGCCGTGGGCTCGCTCCAAGAGAGGGCAATGTCGGCGACGTCGCTCCATTTTTCGGCGGTGATGGCGATCGTGTCCGCCATGCGTTTGTGCGCCTTCGCTGCCTCGATCAATTCGGCCGGCAACTGAAGCAGCGGGAGTTTCGCTTGATCAGGGTGCATGTAAAGCCTCAGTTGAACGGCAATGGCGGCGGCGGCGCGGCGAGCAGGATGATTGCCCATCCTGCTCTGCCCCCGGTAAAAGTCCGCACAAATTCATCGACCGTGAGCCACTCATAGGCTTGTTCCAGCGGTGCAATGTAATTGTTGTCGAGTACGGCCGCGTAGCTCGAGTCAAGATGAACCAGGTTGACCATATGGCTGATTTTCTGACCGCCATAACGGCCCGTCGGCGAAAAGCTGTACGTCACCCCAATCATGCGGCCGCCGGCGAGGGCCGCGCGCAGGATGTCGAGCAGCTCGCGGCCGCCCTGGAGCTGCACATAGTCGGGCACCGGTACGCCTCGATCTTTACAGATCATGGCAATGCGCTTGTCCATTTCTCCCGGATAAGTTCCCCCAGGCAGTCGCTTGGCCTGAACCCATTTGGGAAACTCTTGCAGCGCCGGCACGTTTTGCCAGAGCGAACAATGATGGACGCTGGTATGCGTGCAACAACCGTTGTTGCTGCCAGGCGGACTAGCGACGTTCTTGCGGTGGAGTGATCCGGGCAAGTCGGTTTGCAGCTCCGTTTTCCCGTCGGGCGCCACTTTTCCGCCAACGCTTGCGCCGTATCTAGCTTGGCTCAGGACGTTCGATGCATCCTGCGTGCAATAACACCCTTGGCTATCGTCGCATCCGCAGTTGCATAAAGATTCATTGGCAAGGCAATCGTGACCCGGTGGCGGCGTGGCGCGTTCCGCGTGAAGCACGCCAAGCGAGAAAATGCAGCCAATCAAAATTGCAAAACTTAAAATCGGGCTCTTCATAGGGGTACCTTTCTATAGCCAAGGGAAACCAGGACATTGAGGACTTCAGTCCAGGTCGGAAACGCGCGTCCTGTCTCGCGTTTGTAGGTATCGACCGCACGGAGAAACTCTAACTCATTTTCCGTGTAGTCGCTGCCGGCCGTTGTCAGGCCGATCGCGCTCTTGATTCTGCGGCGAGCGATGCTCTTTTCGTTCGAGCCTTTGAGGCGCGTGGCGGTCGGGATTTTCTTGCGGTCCATCGTTAGCTCCTAAGCTGCACGGCCAAACTCTATGGTGACCGTGCCTTTCATGAGGGGTACATTTTCGTTCTCGTCCGATCGCCAAACGATCAATGAGCACTTGCTGCCCACGGTCCACGTCGCGGTGACGGCCTTCTTGAACCAGAAATAGAACGCGCCCGTCGCGGTCCGCACGATCGTTCCGGCGCTCTCCGTGCAGCTTGCGATCAAATTGCCGTCGAGGTACATGTCAGCGCCCAGCGCCCACGTGTTCCAATCGGAAACATCGACGCCGGCGGCGGCGACATACGCTTGGCGGAAATCTTCCCCTACGCACACTTTCAGGTTGACGATGACCGGCGGCGACATGGCTAGGCCTCCCTGAAGGTAATGGGGTCGCGTGCGGTGATGTACGTGATCGGCTCGCGCGCGATCGTGAAGACGATGGCGGGGCGGATAACGGGCGTGACGGTCCCGGCCGGCGATACTCCCTCCACGGTGCATGTCCCCGCCGCCAACCCCAGCGCTGCCGCCAACGCCTGCATCCCGCCCGAAACGGTGCATGTCCCACTTGCCGTTCCCGCGCTGGCCGCGAGCGATGCGCCCACTGCCGCGCAAGTCGATGATCCACTCGATGCGCCGACGCCAGACGCAAGCGACGCGCCAGCACCCGCGACGGTGCAGGTTCCCGATGCCGAGCCTGCTGAAGCATCGACGGCCGCAACGCCGCTGACGGTGCAAGTGCCCGTTGCGGAGCCGGCGGCACTCGCCAGAGACGCGCCAACCGCTGTGCATGTAGCCGTTCCGCTTGACGCTCCCGCTGCTGATGCGAGCGACGCGCCAACTGCGGAAGCGGTCGCTGTCCCTACGCTGCTGGCTGCGGATGCGGAGAGCGACGCGCCAGCACCCGCGACGGTGGACGTTCCTGCGGATGCGCCGACGCTGGCCGTGCTTGCCTCTTGCAACAACAGCTTGTCAGTGCCATTTTGCAGGAGCAGTTTGCTAGACCCATCTTGTAGGAGCAGGAAGCTCATTCAACGCCTCGCCTTTAGCCGCCGATGCTGCCGTCGTTCATCTTGTAAAGGTTGTCATCGTGATTACCGTCCGCGACGAACGTGTTGATAGCCGCAAGTGAACCTAAAGCGTTGTCCATTTCTTCATCGGTGATACCTGCGTTGTTGCCGGTGAAGTCTGCATCGCCGATGCTCGATCCGGTATCCAACTGCACGGACATTCGGCCAAGCGACACAGCTTCTTCGACGGTGCGAAGTAGCTGTGTGGAGATCCTGCGAACATCGTTGATGAAGTTCGTTTTTTGATTTGCGGTCAGTGCCATGTTTAAGTTCCTTCGAGGTTAGGGGATGTCTTCGATCATCATGCAGGTTCCAATGGTCACGGTCATCGTTCCGCCGCCTGAACCATCGCTGTTCTTGGCTTGGCGTGGAATGAAGGTTCCGCCAGCGTTGCACACCAAAGAGAAATTGATCTCCACCATCGTCGAACCAGTGATGGTCGCTTCGGTGATATCGGTAGCTATGGCCGTGGTGCGGGCAACTTTGCGAACACTGGTATCGTCGGACAGGACACCTTGGGCGATGAAGCTGGTCATCGTTGCCGTGCCGCTGTCGAAGTCGAGTTTCAAGCCATCCGCTGCCGTCGCTTCATCGCAATAGATGATGAGCTTGCCGGAATACTTGCGACCCGCAATCAGAGTCGAAGATAGGCCGGTGATGGCGGCAAGCGTCGTGGTGACGTTGGTGACATTGGACGAGACGCGGGAGACGCCGCCGACGTTTTGGAACCATCCAAGTGTGCCGCTAGGGGAAAAAGGTCCTGTGACTTTCGCGGCAACACGGTAGATGCCGCTGTCCTCATCAGCTGATACAGCATTACCAGAAGCAGAAAAAGTGTAAGACCCAGAGGGAGATGTCACCCATCTGCTGCCAGAAAAGTACCAGGTAGTTCCCTGTGATATTGCGCCATAAAAGGAAACTCCGCCCACTCCAAGCGTCATGGATTGTCCAAAACCGTTGGTGATGGTCATAGCCCCGTCTTTGCAATTAAGCAAACCGCCGGTTCCATCGTGACTTATCTGGATTTCATCCGTTCCCGCCGTCCCTCCCGGCTGACGAACTGTCACCGTCCCCTCGGCTACGACGGCGCTCTTGCGCGTGATGGTGGCATTGGTCCCCGCCGTTGGCTCCTTCACGTAAAGCGTGGTAGCATTGGTAATCGTCGATGCCCCGACAAACGCATACGTCGGCCCCTGTATCACCACTTCCCGCTGAGTCGTCAGCGCGCCCGTTGCGAACTGCTTCGTCGCCGACATATTCAAGTTGACGCCGATATTTTCGGTGGATGCCGTCAGTCCGGTGTGGGCCGCTGCTGTCACGGTCAACGCAGTTGGTGAGCCGCTGGCGACGGCTGTCGGCGCGATAGTCTGCCCAACGGTGAACGTGTTGGCGAACGCTCCGACTAAGTTTGCCTGCGTGATTTTCTTTGACGAACCCGCCGCGTCATCAGTGGCATCGCTGACATCGACAATGCTGAGCAAGTCGCCGCTTGCGACGGCGGTTAGCACAGGCAAGTCGGGTATTTTGCTGTCGGCCATTGGGGTACGCTCACTTTCAGGGATTGAGACACGTCAGAATCACGCCTAGTCTTCCGTCACAGCCGTCGCGCTCGTAAGCTGCGGCGTGATGCCATTGCCCGTCACGATGTTCGGCGTCACGGTTCCCGAATACAGCAGCACGCCCGCGCCGCTCGAAGCCGTTCCAATCCCGAAGTGCGTCGCCGTCCCACTGCCGCCAGAGCCAGCGACGAAGCTTGTCAGCGCATCCGTCAACGTGCAGGAGTTGCCGGACACGGTGAATCCGCCCGCGCCGCTCGCCCGCGAGATCGCCTTGCGCGCGTAGCTGGTATAGCCGATTTCGCTGGTGGTCTGATCTCCGGCTTCACCTGGATCGGCAGTGTGCAATGAGAGATAGAGGCTGCCCGCCGTGGACGATCCGCGCAGGCCGGTTGCATCGCCGACGAGTGCGAAGTTGGTGTTGTTGAACAGCAGCAAGAGCAAGCCGTTTTCCCATGAATTGGATTTGGTCCAATGCACCGGGCGTTTGCTGTGTCGCCAATCCATGTCCTGCGGACGGAACGGTTGGAAGAAGCGAAATCGCAGTTGATCGGCGCGGATCGGCGCGAAGGACGCCAGAGCGATTCGCGGCTTCGGTAGTTCGATGATGTTGCCCATGTCGGTTCCTTTTGAGGTTAAACTCGCACCATCCAAGAATCGTCTTGAAACAATCTCAACTCATAATCGCCGAGCGCCTCACGCACGGCCTGGGTGACGCCGGGCGTGCGCAGGCAGTAGTCGTGCCCGCACACGAACCCGCCCAACTTGACCGTGCGGCGCCATGCCGCGATGTCCGCTCTGACCGATGCGTAGTCGTGGGATGCGTCGATGTAGACCAAATCGAAGTAGCCATCGTAGAACAGATTCGCGCCGTCCAAGCTGTTGAATTTGTGCTTACGGATGACCTTTGGAAACCGCGCGAGCACGGCATCGAATCGCGGCTCGGCCTCCGACGTGCGGTAGCCCTTGCCCGCGAATGTGGCCCACGAATCGACGCAATGCACTTCCGAGAACTTGCCGGACGCGGCGAAGATTTCCACGCTCTCTCCCGCGTAGCTGCCTACTTCCGCCATCATCAACGGACCATCGGGAAGCGCGGCGATGAACGCGACCAACCCCGTTCGCATGCGCGCCTCGACGCGCAGCGGCTTGACCACGGCAGCTTCGACCGGCGACGGCGCGTAGAAGCGGCGCTGCAAGTAGGAGTGCAAGGAGGGCGTCCAACCCTTGTCGGCGTGATTGATGATCGCAGACGTTGGTTCACCTTTGAATCCACGGCGAAGGAACGCGAAAACCTGCGGGTCGATCCGTTCGCGGTTTCGCCAGTGCATCGCGCCGTAGAGCAATTCCCATTGCAGCGTCCGATTACCAAGATCGAACTTGTCCCATGTTGCCAGGAACTTGGACTTCTCCAAAACGTGCGGCATATGCGTGCAGTAATCGACCTGGGGATAGCCGTGTTCGGCCAGCACTGCGAACGTCTCGCGCTTGTGGTCCAGCCATTCCCCCTTGCCGCCGATCTTCGCGGGAACCGAGCCGAAGAAGAAATTGCGGCGCAAGTCGGCCATCGAAACGGGCTGGGCGAACATCGTGTCATCCATCATCCACACGAACGATTCCGGCACTGCGCTCGACCGGCACACGGCATAGAACTTGTCCAATTGATCGCGATATCGACGCATGCGGCACGGTCCCACGCGGTCCATGCGGATCGCGGGGCCGGTGTACCAGGGCGGCGGATCGCCGACAACCAGGATGGAGGCGTTGCCGTGATAGTGCTTGACGACGCTGCGGATCGACCAGCGCAATTCGTCGGCTTTCGCGCCGCCGTGCCAGTAGACCCAGACAAAGGTGGCGTCCTCCGGCTCGACGAAAGTGCGCGGAACGAACTGCAGCTTCTTTTGGGTGCAACCGCCGCACTCTTGGTATTCGCTTGGCGTTGGCATGGCGACGCGCGCGGGCTGGGTGGCGACGTTCCCTTGCGGGAAATCGATCCACTCACCATCGCCGATCTTTACGCGCGCCCATGCCATCGTTAAAGCCCCGTCACGCAATCAGGTGGTTTGTCGATCCGGATTCGCCCCGAAATAATCCCGCCCGACGTGTTCGGGATCCGGATGTACAATCCGGTGCTTCCCCAATTTGGAGTATTCGACACGTAGCAGCCGCTTGACCCAAAATCGGAGAGGTTGAACGCATGCACCAATCCATCGGGGCACGTCCCGGTCAGAACCTCAATGATCGGAGATGCCCCGGCGAGATGGTCCCACTTGATGCTGAGGATGTCGCTCGCCACGGCTGGGAAGCGGAACCACTGCGTTGCCCTGTCCGACATGCTGTACGTCGCGGTATTCCCGGTTGTCAGCAAGAATGCATCTTCGCAATGCGTTTCGTTCAAACCATCGGAGCCAGAACCGGAATCCGAACCTGGAAGGCTTGGTACGTCGCTCTCTTCCGCGCAATCGCCGATAACGATGTGCGAACTCCACGGCCATGCGCCATCGGCTGTGTTTTGGGGTTGGGTCGGCGCTATCATTCCGCCGCCTTTGTACTCGACACCATCTCCGCGAAAACAAAAGTTGTCGCAGTCAACGGCTTCCGAAGTCGAGTATTCTGCGGACGACGCGAAACTAGCCCCCCATGAGGTAGCCGAGCCGATGCGCATCTTGTTCGTGTCCGGATCACAGAACATCTTGATTTGCACCGTGAATGGCGCAAGTGTTGGCGTGCCGTGAGGAATTCCCACGATGAAATTCCAGGAGTTATCAAAGCTGTCCTTGACCAGATTGCCTTCAACCACCGTCGTAGAAAACAGCGCGTTGTCCGTGGTCCAACGGAACGGCAGGACATCGGGCCAATCGCAGCAATCGACCGGCACATCCGAGCCGCTGCTGTCGCTGATGCTCGAATCGGAACCCTCCGGCACGCGCTCGCAACGCGGAGTCACCATGTCCATTTGATCGAACGGTTCACGATGCACGTCCAGCCACCAACCCGCCGGAATGATGCCGCAAGCGTTGAGGCCGAGGCCGAAGACGCCGGTTCGCTGGAAATTTGCCGTGTAGTATTCGAGGATGCCAACGCCCGGCGCGTCATGCGTCGCTGCCGTGAACGGGGTGATGCTGAGGCCGAAGTGGTAGGCGCTGCCTCCCGTCTCGCCAATCCGAACGATAGCAAGCTTCTCCCCCGTCCCTGACTGCTTCCATAGAATCCGCGCCGGTCCCTGCTCGGCCTGGCTCGCGAGCTTGGCATAGTTGCCGGCGATCGGCGCGGCCCATTGATGCGAAGCGTCCGCAACGTCGATGGTGCATTTCGCAGCGCCGACGAGGATCGCGCGGCCGATGTTCGCGGCGCCTTCGGGGATCGGATCCAGCAAGATCGCAAACGGCGATGCGGCGGCCGGAACTGCACTGCTGAACGCGGTCTGGTTTTCGAACGTCACTTGGCCTCCTACGGCCGTGGCGGGGTCGCTCAGAAGAGCGCCCAGGCCGACGATGCCGAACTGGGCGAGGTCCTGGCCGGCGGCGTTGGAGATCCAGATCGATTGGTCGCGATCGGAATTCAGACGATCCGGCCCGCGCAGCGTCGCGGATCGGCGCGAGGTTAAGTTGATCGCATCGATCGCGCGATTGTGGAACGCGGCGTTGAACGGGCCTTTGCCAGGCCCTGGCCGCTCCCCAGGCGTCAGCGTTTGCAACGGGTCGGACATCAGGAGAAGATTCCAATCGGCGACAAATCGGCCGTGCGAATGACTTTGTTGACCACCGCGACTTCAGGTTGAAGGACGTACGTTCCACCGCTTAATTGACGCGTTGCGCGTGTCCAAAGATAGCGCCAGCCTCGTTTGGCGATTGCGCCGGAGTTGCCGATTACCAGCGGCTCGCGATCGTTTTGATCGGTCGATATCGCTGCGTTCGTCGGTACCGTTTCTCCCGATGGCAGACTGTCGGACCCGTTAAGATTTCGGATGAAGATCGTGTCATCGACGATTGAGATGACGGTGTAATTGCCGCCTCCGACGATGAAGATGTTCAGGCCGACGCTGAACAGTGTGACGTCGCTCACTGTGACGGGCACATCATCTCCTTCACCTGGTTGCACGAAGGATGCGGTTGTTGCCGTTCCGCCGTCACGACTCTTGCTCTTGGAGAATTTGAGCGTGAGCTCGAAGCCGTCCTCGCTGGTCATCTTGCCGTTCATTCCCAGGAAAAGGAGCTCTTCCGGGCCGAAGTTGAATCGCTGGCCTTTCCAGACGATCGAGACGGCGCGGTCATTGCACCTGCCGCTTAGATCTCCGATCGTCTCGATGTAGCTGATCGGCAACGTCGCGAAGCGGTTTCGAATCAATATGGTGAAGTCGAATTTCGGAATCGGCACCTCGACCCCTTCCACTCCGCTTTCGCTCACTCCTACCAATCGTTTGAAGTCGGGTACCGGATTCCCTCGCGTGATGCAGTTGTAGTAGGTCCCTTGGTCGATCGCGGTCATGAGCTTATGCGTCGCGCCGCTCGTGTCGAATGAGATCTCGTAATACTCCGGTTGGAACATATACTCGGCAGCGACTTGCCACAATCCGCCGTCCGTTGGCTGCGTGGGATCGTATTTGTAGCTCCTTAGCAACTGCGTGATGATCCCCTGCATGTTCGTCGGCGGAATATTGTCGAGCGCAGACGCAATCAGGTCATTGGGATCGTAGCAATGCGTCACCAGCCATTTCCGTGTCGATCGCGCGGAATTGAATACGACTTCGCCGCCTCCTGAGTCGATTTGCTCTTCCCAGGTCGGGGACGTTCCGCCGACGGCGATTTGAGTTGGTAGCGTCATAGGTCAAGCCATTGCGATGCCATCACGCCCCGCGATTTCCGCTAAGCGTGCTTCGATGCGTTCCAAAAGCGTTCGTTGGGCCTCGGCGATGCGTTCGGCGTTGCTGACGCCGGCGCCGGCGAAACCGGACACGGCCGCGGCGTTGAAGGTCCCCTGGACAGAGATTCCGCGCTGGGCTTCGTAGGGATTGGCTGGCTGGCCGGTCGAATCGGTGAAACGCGACATCTCCGCAACGATGCGGGCCGTGCTGGCCTCGGCTGCGGCGAAGTCGAGCTCGCCCTGTATCCTGCGTTCTTCGTCGTTGGCTCGCTGCGTTTCATCCGCACGCGCGGCACGGCGTTCGGCTTCGTTCATTCCGGGCGACGCGTCGATTTCGGCCTGGCGACGTTCCGTCTCCATTTGTCGGACGATGCGATCCACATCTTCCTCGGCCTCTCGAAAGGCGCGTTCTCCGGCGGCCGCGTTGCGGATGTTCGCTTCCCCTACCACGCTCAGGCCTAGCTGGACTCGCAGCGCACTGGGCAATCGTGCAATCAAGTTGTCGATGATCACGGCAATCTCGGTTGCGATGTTCTCGAACGCCGTCTGCACCGTGCTTGCGATGCCATGGAAGATTTCTTCAATGGTGGAAGAAACTTGGAGGAAGGCGGTATCGATGTCGGCGATGAAGGGATCCAATGCGTCGCCTAGCAGGTAAATCATGTCCATCCAGGAACCGATGATCCAATTCTTTCCCTTCGCCCAAAGCAACCGGAGCGTGATCCAAAAGATTTCGGCGGCCAAGAGCAACTCGCCGCCGGCGATGGCGTCGCTCATGGCGGTGAACGCTTGCACGACGGTAGCAGCAAGGCCGTCGAAGATGGGCGCCCATGCGGCAACGACTTCGGTGTAATCGGTCAAAATCAGGAGCAAGGCGAGGCCGGCCGCGGCGGCGACTCCCAGGCCGATCGCGAACACACCCAGGGCGCCAAAGGCGGCCCACGTCGATCCGGTGAACAGGCCGACGACGAACGTGCAGGCGCTCACGACGGCCGAGTAAAGGATGACGGCGGCTTTCGCGACGGAGAGGGCGGCGACTTTGGCCCACGTGGCTACCACGGATAAGCCGGTGGCGATCCTCAGCGCGGTAAAGGCGTAGGAAAGCGCATAGACCACCGATCCGAATATGGCGATGATTGTTCCCACCGTGACCATGATGTCGGCGACGCGAAACACCATCGTCAGAAAGGCACGGTTCGCGTCCACCAGCTTGCGCACGCCGACTACCACCATGATGACCAGGTGAAAGAACTGCGTCATGACCGGCTCGGCGGCGATGCCGATGGACATCCACAGTCCTTTGATCGCTTCGGACATGTCGCGGAACGCCAGGTTGTATTGCTCCATCTGACGCAGCTCGGCCTCCGGCCGGACGCTGCCGAGCATTTGGCCGCGGGCGATGCGGGCGTTGATGTCCGACGATCCGCGGCCGAGCCTCGCGCCGATGGCGACTCCGCCTCGTTCCCCCAGCACTCGGCCGGCGACGGTGGCGCGGCGCGTCTCGTTGCCGATCGACGCGAGGCCGTCCGAAATCAGCATCAACTGTTGGTAACGATTCGCGCTGGTCAATTGATCGATCGTGAGGCCCATCTCCCGAAGCGCTCGGCCGGCATCGCTGGCGGGATCGATGTAGGCGTCATTGATGAACTTCGCAATGTGCTGGGCGGCCTGTGGCAGCGCCTCGGCGTCGGCGGCGAGTGCGTAGTTGAGGCCAGAGATTTGCTCGCGCGTGTAGCCCGTCTCGCGCGCGATTTGAGAGATTTGCGCTGCAGCCTCGGAATAGACGGAAAGACCCTTGGCGAACGGCGCCACGCCGATGGCACCCATGGCGCCTACGCCCGCGCCGATCACCATCACCGTTGTCGCGAACGCCTGCATGCGGCGCTGCATCGTCTTGAGCGTGCTTGCGACGGCTTCTTGGCCTTTCGTCTTGAACTCGACGTAGGCGCCACCAGCTTTTACGTCGCTCGCGCCTGCCATGAAGGACTCCTATTCATCGACAAATCGTTTCCGCCACGCCGCTATCTGTTGCTTGAACGGCACGCGGTGGCCGGTCTTCTTTTTCGCGTACACGTCGAAGTCGCTCGGCTCCTTGCGGGCATGCGCCTCGGTGCAATTGACGTTGTGCAGCTTCGCGAGCAGCCAGGCGGTGGGCTGCCAATCGCGCTGCAGTTTCTCACGGAAGGCGTCGAGCAGCTCCCTCATGGTGAAGGGGATGGCGTGAGATTCGGGGTCGTGTCCGAGTCCTGCGCAGCACTCCCAGGCGAGGCGATGCCAGGCGAGGCCATCATCTGATCGATCTCCTCCTGAGCTTTCGCGAGGGTCGCTGCCACTAGCTTGGCCGGGTCGATCTTCTCCAGCGCGGCCATCGCTCCCTCGTTCGCGAGCTTGTTGGTTTGCTTGCCCTTTTCCAGGCCCTTCAGAATCAGATTCCGAAGGGCGGGGAAAAAATCGGCGAGGGATCTCGAAAAGGCTTCCATCATCGCGTCGATCGAGTCGCCGTCGAGGGCGCCCATGAACGTTTCGAAGTCGACGTTGGCAGCGGCGGCCTGGGGCTGGAGAAGCGCCCACACCACGCCGGCGAGGTCACACGGATCGCTCATCAGCTTCTTGAACCGCTCCATTTTGTTCGCGGTGACCTTCATCAGGTCAATAACGCCGGCGTCGCGCAGGCGGTTGACAATACCGAGCTGGATCTTGAGATCCCACTCTTTGCCGGTCGAATCCTTGAAGGTGAAGGCCATACGCGTCTCTCTCGGGTTGCTGCGGGGTCACATTTGGTCGCCGGCGAGTCACACCGGCTCAGGCTGCGACGACGAACCAGCTCGGCACATTGGCGGTCAGACCGGGCTTCAAGCTGATTTCGATCTCCATTCCTTCGGACAGGTTTTCGGTTCGCGGGAAGCCTTCCACCAGCCAATCGGCGCGCGGGCCTTGGTTTCCGACCGTGGCCACCGGACCGTCGAGGAAAATCATGTCGATGGCGGTACCGTTGTTTGCGGCGGCCAAGAGAGATACGCACAGTTCGTCCGTGGGGATCCAGGCGATCTTGAACTTGGGGTTCAAGTCGCGCATGGTCGGCACGTACGTATGAAAAGGACGCGATCGGCGGATCGAGGCCTTGTAGAGCTCGATGGCGTCGCCCAGCGAGACATCTTTCATGTTGTCTTCGCTGTTCCATACGGGCGTGCCATGCGTGCCGGAATTCGCATAGGCGTATGCGTCTTTGCCGGCCTTGTTGACGACGGTGAAAGCGGCGGGTGCGGTCATGGATCAACCTCGCATGGAATCCAGCCAGAGGCTGGGCATTTTTTGGAGTTCGGCGTCGAAGGCCGGCTTCATGTAGGGACGTTTCAGGACTCGGATCGTCTTGCCGCGCTTACCGCGAAACTCGCCGCCACGTTCCAAGCGGCCAGGCGTTTGCGAGGCTTGGCCGCCGCGCAGGATCGGGCCGATCACGACATTTCCTTCGTCGGCGTCATAGCCGAACAAGATCAGCTTCTTCAGGTCCCCCTGACGCGACCGCGGCGGCTCTCCGGGTTGCGAAGGCACATAGTCCTTCTTCACGCGGTTGCGTTTCGACTTGCCGGCCTGGAACGCTTTCTTGGCGGCGGCGATCTCCTTGCGGTTGGCGATCGCGGCCGGCCGGATCGACGTCTTGGCTCGTTGGCGGACGTAGGCGCCGAATTTCGATTGCACGCGGCGTTCGGCGTCGGACAGGGCCTTCATCACCTTTTCGGAGCTGAAGAAGTTCTCGCTGCCGATCGCTTTGAGTTCGAAGCCGATCATTGGTTCGTCGTCTCGTGAAACGTCAATTCGATCACGCTGACCCAGAGGCTATGTTCGGCCAGGTCTTTTGGGCTGTGCGACACATGCAATTCCGACTTCATGCAGTAGACATTGGCGATGGTCGAAAGCACACGGTGCGCGGTAAGGAAGTAATCCTTGACCTGCACGGCGAACAAAACCAGTTCGTCTATCGCTGCATCGCGCGTTGCGGGATCCGGGTCCACTTTCTTTTGCAGCCAGAGTTTCACCAGGTGCTCGCGCCGCACCAACTTGCGAGCGATTCGCTCCGCTTGCTCGTTGATCGGTATGACGGCAATGCGAACTCTTTCGGCCAGTTCGATATCGGTGTAAGCCGGCAGCCATTTGCGGCTGCAATCGGCGTTCAACTGAAGCCATACCGTTCCGCTCACCGGCGTGTTGATCTCGGCGGCGACGGCGTCGGCAACTGCCACCGTTGTTGTCGAGCTCGGGGTTGCCGGCATTTCACACGCTCGCTAATTTCGTGTGCAGCCAAAACCAGGTTTTGAACTGCGGGTTCGGGTGATACTTCCATGGCAGCGTTCCATCGGGCGCCGTGAGAGGGTATGGTTCACCGTCGATTGTGATGATGTCGCCGACGGCGGGCAGCACGGCCTGGCCGGCGATCTTGTATTCGCTCACCTTCACCAAAAAGCCGCAGTAGCCTTGCTCGGGCGGATGCTGCACGTACACGGTTTCTTCCGGCGTCTCCCCGAGCTTGGTCATGTACTCTCGGTCGCCGCCGTCCCCCTGGGAAACGACCGTGATGGCGGTCGAGTCGGCGCCCCTGCATAGCCTCGCCGAGTCGCCCGCGTATGCGGCGAGCTGATCGGCGAGGAAGTTGAAGCCGTCGCGGAGCATGTTGGCCATGGCGTCACTCGGACTTTTCCGCTTGCTCGATCAGATGCAGCACGTCGGCCGTGTGCAGGAACACGTTGGGCGATTCCTCGGTGGCATCGTGGTTGCCGGCGAGCAAGTCGGCGACTTTCTTGGTGGGGCTGCGCACCGCGTCGCAGACGGTCATCACGTCGAAGGGCGAAACCTCCGCGATGCTGGCGGTCTGCACGCGGCCCTTTTTCTGATTGACGGCCGTCTTGCCTTGGACGGCCTCTTTCAGTCGGGCAAGCGATTCAGCACTCATGTCGGGTACCTCGAAGTTGTGACTTCGCGATCGCGGTGATGCATCGATGCGTCACAGCGACGGCGATTACTCGGAATAGCGGGCGCGGAGCGCGTCGATGATGACCTGCGCGGTCGTCGTTCCGGCCGTCTTCTCAAGGTGGGCCAACAAGCCGAACGGCCCGGTCGCCAGCGCGATGTTTCCGAGATTGGCCGTTGCGTGCAGGACCTCGACGGCATTGATGTAGAGGATGCAATCGGAAGGATCGCGCATGTCGATCCAGAACTCGAAGCGGTTGGTGACGGCGGATCCTGCCGTGGCGTCGACGGTCGTGTCGGTCGCGTTGACCTCGGTGGTGCCGTCATCCGACTCGGCGTAGATGTCCAGCGCCCCACCGTCGATGTGAAAGAACACGCTTTCGGTGATGGCGTCGGCGTCGGTCGTGCTGGTCCCGTTGGCCACACCAAGGCTAAAGTCGACGGCGGCGCCGGAACCGTTGACCGGAATGCGAATGATTCCCTCGACGATCGCATTCGCGCCAAGGGCAAAGCGATCGACGCTCAGCAAATCGATGCACTGGGCTTCGTTGGTCGCGGTGAGTTCCAGCAACTTCGAATCGCCCAGGTCCTTGGGATAGCCGAAGGCGCCGACCGCTTGCGTTCCGGTCGGCACCGAGAGGAAACCGTGTCGCAACGCGTCGATGTCATAGGGCGGATCGATATTCAGGTTGATCGTCATCGTCGTGTCGGCCGCTGCTGCGTCACCGACGGCGCGGCCAGCATAGAAATCGCGATCGTTGACCTTCTTGTAATGGCCGGCGCCAGCGGATCGGTCCCAATAGACGCGGCCGCCGTCGAGGAAGTAGATGTTCGCAGTTTTGGGAATCACGACCTGTCCGCGGCTCTCGAAGCGGCGCGTATCGCCGCTCGAACCGGCGTTGAGGCCCTTCATGTAGGCCGCGCTGCCATCGGCCATTTGGTGCAGCTCGTTGGCGATCGCGGCGGCCGCGAGGTTCTTTTGCAGGTCGTTGTAATCGCGGACGGGGGTGGCTGCGGCGCCCATGGTTCAAACTCCAAACGAATGTATTTCGGGGTCAAGCATCGCGGACGATCGCGAGGCGTTATTGTTCGGTCGATTCGGCCTCTTCGCCGTTCGGCTCGGCCGAGCTCGCCGCTTCCGGCGTTTCAGCCGACGGCTCGGAGTCGGCCTTGGTCTCCTCCTTCTTGCCAGCCTTCTTGGGCTTGGCCGCAGGCTTTTTGGCATTGGCCTTCGCCTTCGGCTCGACGATTTCTTTCTCCCTCGATTCCTTTGCGCGAAGTTTTTCGTCCTCGTCGGTGTCGTTCTCGGTTTCCGGCGAGTACTCCTCGATTTGCTTCAGGCGCACCATCGATCGGATGCTGCCTTCGGGCAGCTCGCTGGCGTCCACGACGGCGCCAGACTTGTATTGCGTCTGCTCGACGCTCACCGTTTTGCGGAAGATGTATTGCTTTTGCATGACTGGCTCAGCTCGTGATTGCGAAGATTCGGAAAAGGGCGATCGATATTACTGCCTGGGCGAGTTATGCCGTCGCGCGGTACAAGCCGCGGTAATCGCGGGCTTTGGCGCCTATGTCCATGTTGATGTCCCACTGCATACCGTAGCGGCCGCCGTCAAGGATCTTGCTTCGGACTTGCGGCGCGCGTCCCGTCCCCCGGCGATAGGCCACGATGATGGTTCGCGCGAGCGCGCAGGCCAGGTACCAGGTCGTGGCGCTGCCTGAGCGGAGCGTTTTTGGCTCCGTGCTCGGATCCAAGACGCCGTTTTCGATTCGGGCATCGGAGACCAGCGTCAGGCCTTCATCCCAGACGACGTTATCCACGCCGCGGACCACGGTCGTATCCGTGGTACCGGCGCGACTGACGAGGATTTGTTGGCTGCCGATGAACTCTTTGGCGCTGAGACGCAGAGACGTCGGCACGATCAAGTGCGTCGGCACCAGGTTTAGATTGACGCCGTTTTCCTGCTTCAGCATCATGTTGGCGATGCCGGCGCCGATCGTGGCCAACGCCAGCGCGCTGGCGGTATCGACGTTGTCGTCGGTGGCGTTGAACAATTGACGGGCCGTCGTCAACAGTGTCGGGTTGGCCAGCAGGATGGCATAGACCAGGTCGGGACGCAGGCGGGCAGCGGCCTTGCCCATTTCGTCGGGTAAATCGGCGAGCGCGTTCAGCGTGTCGTCGATCATGTCCTGCTCGTCCACGACGATTTCTCCCGCATAGCGGGCGATTTGGTAGGTTTCGGCCTCGTCGCCACGGCTCATATTGTCGGCTTTTCCACCGCGCGGCAGTCGAGACAGGCCTTGGCCCTTCGTGAGGCGGATATCCGACTGCGTCTTGAAATCGGCGACGTCGGTTTCTTGCGTCCAGCCCTCGGTGCTGTCCGGCGCCTCTTCGTAGACTGCCGTCAAATGGGCGTTGATCGAGTCGGTGAAGATCTTGTCGAGGGTTCCACCGCTGAAGGACGCGCGGATCATGTCATCGCGTCGGTGCGGAATGTCGCCACTCGTCAATCGGCAGCACTCGCGGGCAATGTCGATCGCTGACATGTCGCTGAACTGGTGTGCGGCCTCGAAGATCTGGTTCTTGTTGGCATCGTTGATTCCCGCACGAAGGAACGCGGGAATTCCCCGTTCGATCGCATGCAGGGACTGATACGACGGATGATCGAGCTTCGCGCCCGATCGGATCATGATCGCAGCCGTCAGCGCTTCGCGCGTGCAGGTGGCATCATGCGAATGCGCCGCGATGTGGATGCCGGTCGGGCGTTCGGTGCGGATGCGCGTGAGCTCAGCTTCACTGGCGACGAGCTTCACTTCATCGACCGTGAGGTTCGATTCGATCGCATGTGCGCGGAATTCTTCGACGGGCATCGTGAACGGCGTCCCGTTGCGCACCGGCTCGGTCGGGTGAGCAACCGCGGTGAGCTTCGGATATTTGGCGAACGCCGCGCGGATGCCGGCGATGCGGCGATCCTCGGCCGCTTCGTGCTTGCGTCGCTCGGCAAGATCGATCACCGGTTGGCGCGGTTCCGGCGGTGGCGGCGTCTTGGAGGCCTGCCACCCCGCCTTCAGCGATGGCAGCTGCTTCGCGGTCGGCGCGTCGGGGTGTTCGTTCGCTTTCAGCCACTCAACAAATTCCGGTTCCATGATATTGCCTCGTTGCGTTGCCGCGATGGTGGTTTGCGTGTTCACGTCGGCCGCGCCGGTCAGGATCGCGATTTTCGTGAGTGTCGATTGCCGGGCCACATAGACCGGCCCGGGAAACGTTCTGCCGTTGACCTTGGTCGATTCGTTGGCAGGGACGTATTCGATCTTTTTGCGCGGGGCTCGCGCCTCGATCGAAGCTTGGTAGGGGAACCCGTTGGCGCCCATGCGAACGATTGTCCCCACTTGCACGGCGGCGTCATCCTCGGCGACGGCCGAAAACGCGCTCAATACGCCGCTCGCCTTGATCGCTTTCGTCGTTTTTTCGACCTTGGTCGTGTGGCCAATATCCGTGTAATGGCCCGCATTGACGGGGACAGAGTCGATCACGCTCATGCCGGCGATGTCGAAGATGATCGGATCGTCCTGATACCAACCGCTCGGAAAGATCGGCGTGCCCGTGTAGGCGAGCATGTCGAACGTCGGAATTTTCGGCTTGCCGTCTTCTCCGGTCGCTTGGATCCTCAACTCGGCGAGGTCGCCGGCGGCGGCCACGCCTTTCAATAAAACTTCGTCGCTATCATCCCTCGCCGTCGCCTTGATTGTCACGACGGCCGGCAACATGGACGGCCTGGCGATGTGTCGCACGCCGGCCTCCGTGTGGGCCCAGTACGAACCAATGAACATGACGGCGCGGCCGCACAGCGTGCAGGTAGATCTTTCACCAGGGAATGGCTTTTGAATGTTCATGCCGCGGCGGCTGCCTCTTCTTGCTGCTGATCTTGTTCGGCGGATCCAGGCTCAGGCGGCGTAGGATTGGCCGGCGCCTTGGGCATTGCCAACGTCGCGGGCGAATTCCAATTGGGATCCAGACCCAGTTCTTTGGCGAGGGCGATCTCTTCGACCTTCACCATCGCCTTCTCGCGAAGCATCGTGCGCCAGTCTTTGTTCTCGCGTGCGCAGAGCTCGGGCACGCTGACGGTGCCGTTGGCGAGGTTCCCGGCGTCGGCGTCGGCATCTTTCTTCGGATCGATCGAGTCCATGGCCGGCCAGCTAAACCGGTGCGGAATCAGGTCTGCGCGTGGATATTGCAGGATCATGCCATCGGGCAGATAACCCGGGATCATGATCGCTTCGTCATACCAATCGCGGAAAAGCGGTTCGAGGATGATCTCGTCGCAATCTTGCCGCTCGATATCGATCATGCGGTAATAGGGGAGGAAATCTAAGCGGCCCGAACTGAAGTTGTAACCAGCGCTGTTGCACATCGCGCGGTTGTAGGGCATGTCGAGCGGCCGCGCGCACTGACCAATGACCGTCGTCGTGTATTCTTTGTGCGTGTCGATCGGTTGCGTCGGCTGGAGCTGTTTGGGTTCGTACCCTTCCGGCATCACGTTGACGCCTTGCTCGATCTCCCATGTGTCGAATGGGGCGCCAAGCGGCGTGTCTTCATCGTCCGGCGTCAAGTTGGTAAACAGCAGCGCGCTCATTGTCGCTGCCCACTCGGCGGCGCCGAGTGTCGCTTTGTCGAAGCGCCGCAAGTTTGCCATCGTGTTAAGGCTCGGCGCGATCTCGCTTATGCCTCTAACTTGACCGGGACGGTCACAACGGTACCAATGGAGCACGAAACGGCGAGCGATTACATCTTGGGTCATCGGCGCGAAGCGCGTTCGCACGCCGGATACATCGCCCGGGTGCCGCTTCAGCACGTGGTAAGCGATCGGTCTGCCGAGCGCGTTGAGCTCGACGCCATCGACGGCAAAGCCTGCCTTGACATCCAGCCCATTGAGCGACGTGACTTGATCGGTTTCCACGCCGAATGGGTAAAGCTTGACCGGGCAATCCATATCCGGATCGGTCTTTTTGAGGATGAACGATTCGCCATCCACCTTCTTCGCTTTTACAGCCGTACGCAATATCTTTCGCAGAGCGACTTCGCAGCACCACTCATTCCAGCGTTCCTCGAGCAGCCGGTTCCACTCGTCGTTTTTCATCCCGGCTTGCAGGGTTGTACCTCTGCCGACGATGTCGTTCGCGACGGTATTGATCATCCCATTGCAGATCGGATTGTTTTGATGTTCATAGCGTGCGCGTTGCACGATCGGCATGCGCACTTCTTTGGAGTTGGCGGCCCGGGCCGAAAGCCCATCGGCGAAACGCCAGTGCTTTTTCGACTCATCCGAATGCATGGCCGATTCGTAGCGAGCGCGCAGCGTGCCAGCATGCCGCCGGCTCGGACGCGTGGGGGGCGCGTTCCTCGCCGGCGGGGATGCGATGGACTGGCCAACAGAGAATGAAATCGCGTGCGCCATTAGTCGCAATTGGTCTCAATGGACTGCCCGGTTACCATGCCCGGGGGAATGATTTTGCGAAAGCGGATGCCGAGCCGGTTTTTGCTGCCTGCGTTCTTGGCTAGAATGGCCTTGGCGGCGGCGACTTGTTCGCTCAGCGGATGCTGCTCGATCGAGCCCGCGCCCGTGGTCACCTTCTTCGGCTTGGCGATGCTATCGCCCACGTCGTCGAGGATGTCGGCCATGAGATGTCACCATGTGCGCAAATAAAAAGGGACGACACGATTTCTCGCGTCGCCCCTCACATGGCGTCGGAAGTGTGAGCCTCATGATCCCGCTGGCCGGCGGGTGAAGCCAATCGAAGCACGACGCGGGAATTCGCGTCGTCCGTTTTTCTGTATGAACAATCTTAGGCATGCGAACCAGGCGTTTGCAAGGTGATCGCGGAGCGATTTGTACTAAAAATCCTGAGCGATGCCATTAGTGGCATCGAAAGGGGAATTTTCTTCGGTCTGGATCATTTCGATCGTCCAGAACGTGGTGCGTTCGCCTGCGGCGCCGAAGACGCAGTTCTCGTTCGCGCACATCCTTCGCCGCCGAATTGTTCGCTTCGATTGGCGCGTGTGCGTGACGGAAGTCTCCGGGCACCAGCACCGGGGGCAACGGATGCCGTTGATGGAGTCATTGGGCCGGCCTGGAATTTGTTCGCTCAAGATGTTTACTCCTTCGCGATCGGGACATAGATCGGTTCGTCGGCCTCAACGCGTTGCTCTGAACCTTCCCAGCCATATTCGTGCAGTCTCCGGCATAAGTCAGCATTGCCAAGGAGTATCGCAGAGGCTGTTTTGCCACGGCCTGCCAGCGCGGGCACCCACTCCGTGAGTTTTTTGAAATTATTTTCAGTCGGCTCAGGGTCGTCGATTACGGCTATATCAGGGCGCACGCTCTCGATATAGACCCCTCGCCAGTTGGACTGCCGAATTGAGAACGTCCGGGCTGGGTGAATGTAGCGTTGGTACCGAATGCTTGCCGTTTCAGCCATGTCCATAATCTGCTCTTTTGCCGATTGGGCAAAAAAGCTGCTGGCGCAAATCAATATCGGGCACGATCGCAGATTCTGATGCGTCAACCAAATCGTCATTGCCATTGCTGTAGTCGTCTTGCCTCTGCCCCGAGCAATCGGGATGGCATACCGACCAGCCTTCACGCCTGCACCGGCGTTTGCCTCCACTTCGAGACCGGTCGCAACAAAGGCCGGCCCGTAAAAGCGATCAGGCCATGTGCTATAACAGAAATCCACGAAACTCAATGGAAATCCCTTCATCGTCCACCCCTCGCTTTCTCACGCTGCTCGGAAAAAGACACACGCTTTCTCACCTTCGGTTTCGCGGGTCGATAGATCCCCTCGAGAGAGACGCCCTTGATGCTCGCGGCGACGCTTGCGCCGACCAAACAGTCAAGCCAATGGTTATCGGGTTTGCCCGGTTTCTCTTCCCAGACGACGCATGCGCGTTGCTTGCTTTTCACCTCGGTCGCATATTCCGCAGTCAGATGATCGGCGAGCATACGATGCTCTTTCGCTTCATCGCCGAACAAGGTGATGCATCCGGCGTTGCCGGCTGCCACGCCTAAGCGTTCCTGGATGAAGGTTTTCCAGAAGTTCACGTTCATGCTCACCAGCTTGCAGCCGCGATCTTCCTTGGCCGCCGGCATCCGCCATTTCAGGCCTTGGTTATCGCCTGGTTTGATCGCGCCTTCGTCCACATCCTTCGCGGACGTCGGGCCAACGTAGACGCCTTTCGACGGCAATACCACGCTGGCGCCATAAGGATTGTTGCGCACGAATTCGTAAACGAGCTTAGACCATTTTCCCGAGTCGATCAGCAGTTGATCGGTTTTCATGCTCGCGCCGTTCTGACGGATCCACTCCCGCTCCATCAGGTATTGTGTGAGGCGTTTCAATCCCTCCCGCAACTGGCCTTCGACTCCCGCTATTTTGGTTTCGCGCTCCAGCGTGTTCGTGATGTCGGCCGCGGTGAAGTACGGCCGGTTTTGTTTCGGCCAGGTGTCATAGTCGAGGATCCAGCCGGAGAATCCTGCGTCCCATGCGACGGCCATCCAATACAGAACATTTTGCTGCATGTCGATGAATGCGGTGATCGTCGAGGCCTCGATCGGTGCCACGCCGCGGGCGATGTGGTTTAGCTTCTCGCAAATCTCGTTGGCGGTCAATTGCTTTACGTTGCCAAGATCCGGCGGCAACGGTTGGTTTTGCTTCTCCGCGAAAAACTTTCGTCGATCCTGGAAGTAGAGGTTCATCGCTGATTGTAACGCGTCGGCTTCATCTTTCGCGAATTGCTCGGGCCAGGCGATGACGGCGCCCTTGCCCATCTCGGTTTTGTTGGCCTTGTAGAATTCAGTCGCTTCGTCGGCCGCTCGCTTTTTGTCGTTGGCATCCGCGTAGGGGTTGTAATTGTTCCGGATGTCGCGGTACTTTTCCCAAAGGTCCATGCGCGTCGGAAAGGCATAGACCATTTTCGTACGCATGGAATCCCACTCCGGATGCTTGGTGTGATCCAGGATATTATCCGCCATGTCAAATTCGCGCACGACAGTACAAGGCATGATGCCCGCTATTTTTTTGCTCGGTCCAGCGAGGCCCATGGCCATTCCTGCAAGGATCGACTCGCGCTTCTCACACCCACTCACGCTATTGGCACTGACATCCGTTTGTGGATCATCGCAGATCAAAAGATCGGGGCGCTCCCCCTTGACGTTGAACCCACGAACCTTCGATCCTGTGATTCCCGTCAAGTAAACCTTTGCGCCGCCGGCCTGGAGCTGCTCGGGCCTTACGCTCTTTTGCGGCGGGATCTTCGGAAGAATCAGATGATCGCCTCCCCAGTGGATCTCCGTGCGCATTCCCAAGCATCGCTGTCCTAGTTGTCGTTTGGCTTCTCCTTCCAGGGCGAGGATCGGGACAACGATTTCAGGATAGTCCTCGCGTAGTGCGGGGCTCTCCACCAGCATTGCTTTGATCGCTTCGAGCGACAAAATCGCATGGGCACTGCCAGCGGACACCAAGAGGCAGAATCTGCGAAATGCGTTGATCTCCGCCCAGATTGCAGAGGCGCGGCAAATCGTGGTTTTTCCGAACCCTCGGGGCATCGCAAGCGCAAATAAACCATCGTCCGTTACTGCCTGCTGAGACTTGGCGAAGACCCTGCTATGGTCCCGCGAAAACGGAAGGTAGAAATACGGCTCGTGAGGCCAGTACGTCTTGCAGGCAAGCTCCAGGTCCTGCGCACATTTGAGGCGGCGATTCCAATTCTTGTCGGTAACCTCGGGAATCGGGCCGATGTCCTGGCCGGCCTTGGTCTGCTTTCGGCGGCCGGAACGGTTGGAATCGAGCGTTCGCTCGTATGCCTCGGCTCTACTGAATTGCGGCTGGCGTCCCTTGGCCTTCGTCCTCGGCGTCGGCGTCTTGGTCCCTGTAAACATTCTTGGCGATCTCCGCGATCTGCTTCACAGCACGCAAGGCCCCCGGGTAATCCCCCGTTTCGACCATGCGGCGATAGAGATCCCGCGCGGCCTCGAAACACCAGCCGCGGACCACTTCCGGGTTGAAGTTCGCGGCCTGTTCAAAGGAATCCATCGCTTCTTTGAGCAATGCCGCCGGCGACGACTCGGGAAACGTCGTCTCGATCGCTTCGTAGATCTCGTACATGCCGGCGCCGGTCAGAATCCAGCCCACGACTTGTTGAACCTCGGCCGGCTTGCATTTCTTCACGAGCTCATTTTTCTTTGGCCGCGTCATGCTCGCTCTCTTCTTCTATCCACTCATCTTCGTGCTCTGCTATCGACTCGAAATGGCTCGGCCACTTGCGCAGGTATTTAATCGCTTCCTCTGTGGACAATCCGATAGATTCGAATCCATTGAGAATCCAGCCTCCGCTACGTCCGCACATTTCAAAGTCCATGCCGATCGGCTCCCAGCGGAGCGACTCGACATAAATTCCGAGCTCGGCGGCGACTTCGCGGATGCGTTTTTCGTTTCTGCTCACGGCTTCACCTCGCCGGCCAGGAACAATTCATCCATCCATGCGCGATGAAACTCGTATATGGCCGGGCTGCCGAACGCGCTGGCCTGCTCGATGTTCTTGCAGCTTCGCAGGTTCGCAGACGACTCAAAGGTGAGGCGGCGGCCGTCCTCGAACGCGATCAACAGAATCTTGGCATGCGTGCGGATGCTGAGAAAGTTCATTCGCACCGGGCGCTTGCGGAACTCTTCGGCCGCGGGATCGTAGATCTTGGCCGACGTCCCCGCGAAGTAGTGGCTGCACATTAGCCAAACGCGATCGATCTGCGCGGCATCGACCATTTCGACGAGCTTGGAAATGTTGCGTGTGCTGAAACCGAGCGTGGCAATGTGCAGCGACTCGATCTTGCAGCCGGCCATTGCAAGCGTCGCGGGTACGAAATCGAACAGAGCAAAGCGTCCGCTGATCACCAGGTGCACGGACTGCTCGGCGTCGGGCAGCTCGGCGAGCGCATCCCGCGCCGTTCGGGCCTGGCGAGCTTCGACCAGGCGGGCCTTGTGTTCGCGCTGGCACAATCGGCGATCGCTGGCGAGGTGTGGCTTGCGCTCCAGCTCCTGCTCGATCGATTCCACCGATCGGTTTCCTTGCCGCGGCGATAGCAGGCGATTCGGCGTCGGCACCAACGGTGCCCTGCCGATCGGCGCCGGGGCGGTCAGAATCCGGTTTTCGCCTGCTTTTAATTCCATCGCGCGCATTCCATCATACAAAAACGCAACTCTCGACTGTTTGCGACGCAGGTCGGGCGGCCTTTTAGCCGGGAAGGACCCAAAAACGGTTTAAGGTTGACCGTGGCATGCCCCGCCACCGTCCAGAAGGACGCTATCCAAGAAAACCATACCCAGATAGAGAATCACGGGCAAAACGACGGCGGTCGCAACCAATGCGACGAAGAGAATTCCAAATGCTTCGGACAGAACGCTGCGCATGAGCTTCTCCGTTTTCGGTTTCAATGGCTCGGCTGACCATCCCGCTGATGATCGGCGATTGCAATCAAGGAATCGTTCACGGCGCCAGCCAACGTTTTTGCCGAATGGATCGAGGACGTGATTCCGTCGTAGACCTGCCATTCGGCTTCGACGCGGCCTTGGGATAGAAACACCAGCGCCATGCGGATCGAAAAGAACTTGCCACCAAGCGTGGCATTGAGACGCTGCACGGCGCCTTGAAGCGTGCAACCGATGCAGAGCAGTTCATGCGTTGTCGTCTCGGCACTCATTGACCTGTCCCTCACCCCTGGCCCCTCTCCCTCATTCCTGCCAAAGCTTACTAAGCTTCAGCTCAACATCCTTGTCGAATGTCCTGGCATCTTCTTCGAGCCAGCGGGCTTTCCTCAATGCTTCGAGGAACGCGCTTAATTCCTCAGGCTTCATTGCAGCCATGAGGGGGATCTGTTTGCGAAATTGCTCTCGAACCGACTCGGCAATCGACTCCCATTCGTCTTGAGCAACAGAACTGACGGCATCGTCCTTCATCATTGCCTCCTGGAAGCATCGTCGAAAACGGCGATTGCCGCGGCTATCGTCGTTTCGGGCGTTACTCGATCGAGATCGACAATGTAGCGCACTGTGCGCTATGGCTTCTCGATCAGGATCTGGGCGAGCTGCAGGCCGATCCGACGGGCGGCTGTTTTGCGTTTCGCTTGGCCGCTTTGCTGCTTCACCAGCATGCGCATGGCCTCGACGGCTTCAGGCGGCATCAGTTGCTCGGGCTTCCTGGGGCGTTCGATTGCTTCCTTCAGGCACTCCAGCCAGATTGGCAACGTCTTGATGCCCTTAAGGGCGCTGCATCGTTCAAGGAACAGCAACACGGCCTTCATGCTCGGGCCTTTTGGCTTGGCCGTTTCGTAGCCGTCTCCAAGGTCGCCTTCGGCTCGCTCGACGGCGGCGCCGGCGGGAAATTGGATGATCACGCGATACTCGTCCAGCTTGGTGGTGGTGACGGGCACGTCGATTTCATCCAACGCTCCACCGGCCCAGTGAACGGCGCATAGTTCGCGATTGGTTCGCTTCGGAATTTTTGGCATGGGTCGATTCCCTGTGATCAAATGAGCATTCGGACGTTTCAGCCGAAGTCTAACCCATTTCCGGCGATCAGGTCCAAATGGGTTAGATTTGAGAATGGAACGCAAACGAAAACGCAGAGGCCTACCGACCTATTTGCCCCCGATGGAGATCGAGATCTTGCTCTCGATTGCTCGATCGCAAGCAGATGCAGCGCAAGCGGATGCCGCGCGCAAGCCTGCAAGGGCCTTTGCGACATGGCGCGACTTTGTAATGATTGAGACAACGCTGTTGGCAGGGCTGCGCGTTTCGGAACTGTGCAACCAACGGATCGAGGACGTTGACCTCACAGCGTCAGAATTGGCCATCAAACGAGGCAAGGGGGGCAAGGACAGAAATGTATCGATCGGGGCGAAGTTGCAATTGGCATTACGGGAGTGGATCGGCGATCGGCGATCGGGCTATCTGTTCCCCGGGCCTGGCGGCAGGAAGCTCAGCGTCCGACGGGTGCAGGAACGATTCGAGGAACTCGGGAAGCTAGCTCTCCTCATGAAGAAACTCAAACCCCATTCACTTCGTCACACGTTCGCGACGACGCTTCTGAAGAGGGGAGCGAATCTTAGGGTCATTCAGGAATTGCTTGGCCATGCGTCTGTAGCAACCACGGAAATTTACACCCATCTCGATTGCACCGACAAGAAGAAGGCCGTTGATCTGCTGTGAACCGCGAAACCGCGCTTTTTACTAAAAAAGCGCGGTTTTCTTTGCCTTGAAAATGGCCGAATTGGAATCAATTCGGCCATTTCTTATAGGCTTTCCAACGCTCGATCGACGGCGAAACGCATGATGCGCAGGCTCCGTTCAGTCAGCTCCAAAACGCTTCTGTTTTTCAATTCGTCGGATTCGATCACTGAGACGATGGGCAATCGCTTTTTACTGCCGATGAGCTTGGTAAGCTGATCACGCAAGCCCTCGACGGCTTCGCGGACAACGGCCGCATTCTCTCCGGTACCGAATTCTGGATCGTAGCTGTCGGACATGGGACCTGGCATCATCTCCCCCTTTGGGGATTATTCTAACGAAAAAAGCCGGCCGCTCCGGAAGCGGCCGGCCGCTGGCTCGGCATAAACCTCCCTACGCACGTCTGCGTCGGGCCACTGAAGCGCTACAGTGGGTGCAAGGCGTTTGTCCGAGCCGGCATTTCAAGACATATCCATCGTCATCACCCATCGGCGGCCTTGCCGGTGTATTCATCGCGAGGCTTGATCGGCTTGTTATCTTCACCTACGACGATGGCCTCGAAATCTTCACCTTCAATGTCATCGGCATCGTAAACGTCCATCGGATCGAGCCACAGGTCATCTGGCGAGGTGAAGTACTTGGGCGGCTTTGCCTTGAATTCATCCCACTCCTTTTGCGTCATCATTTTCACCTGCATGTAATGAATCCGTTGGCTTGCGGTCACAAGCACGCGAAGTTTCTTTTCAGACTCAGCAGGGTTGGGCCCCTTGGCACTGCGTTTCTTTTTCATTCGGGGTTTCTCTTGAGAATCGGTCTATTTGCCGGTGTATTCGTCGCGTGGCTCGATCGGCGCACCGTCGTCATCGACGGCGTAGGCCTCGAAAGCCCCTTCCTCGATGGCTTCCTTGCTCTCAAGATCTTCGGCCAGGTCGAGCCAACTGTACTGTTCGCTCGTGTTCATTTTGCCCTTTGGGCCCACGTGGTGCTGGCGCGAGGTCAACTTGAACACTGCCCATTGAGCCGGCGTCATGTAGGTGTAACACACCAGGTTGATTTTCTGCGTGGCCTTGATGCACACGCGGATTGATTCTTCGGCCATTGGATCACCCACATTGCACGGTAATGGAACGGAATAGAACGGAATAGAACGGTCTCAGGTCGTCGCAGCATGCCTCGCGCGGCCATTGCGGACGGCCCTGGGCTTTTCACCGTCAGCTTCCTCGCCATCTTCGGCGGTGAAGGTCTTCGCAGTCAGGGCGGCAATACGCTGGCGAACGTCGGCGACGGCGGCCGTTGGCTCCTTGCCCTCCAGTTCGTCGAGGGCATCCTGCACGCCACCGATACATGCATCGCGAAAACTCCTGCGCAGCCAGTTGAGGAACGTCTGTAGCATGGGGTCATTCTCCTTGGGGCGAATGGGTTTGAGGGTTCAAGTGGGCTCGTTTCTCTGCTTTCCATTCAGCTTCACAAGCTCGGCACCACGACTGCCAGCGGATTCGACCGCAGGCCTTGATCCGGCGAAAGAAGTCTGGTTCCAGTGGCCATTTTTCACCGCAGCGAGGACAGCGTTTTTCTTTCATTCGGCCTCCGCTGCGTTTTGGGCAAGTTTCGCGCGGGCCGCGGCCAAGTCGCTGTCCTCGCACCATGCGGCCACAATGTCCGCGTGCATGGCGGCGGCGTTCGCTTGGGCCGCGGCCCCTCTCTCCCTGATCCAGTTCGATGTGAGCAGAAAACGCGCTCGCTGATCGTTGCTCGAAAATTTGGCCATCGTATCCAGCAATTCACGCAACTGGTCAACGTCGCGCGGGTCAAGATTCACGGCATTCGCTTCAGCTTCGGTTTCCATTGCATTTTCCTTTCACAGTTGGCGATTCAGTCGTTGCTCGACACCGGCACGCCGGTCAGGGCCAAAAGGATCACGCCAATCAGACGCATGCCACCGAACACGGCTTGCAACGCGAAGTAGTCGTCGATCGGGTCATTGTCGGCGCTGCCGAACGTGCTGGCGGCGAATGCCACGGCCGCGACGATGCCGACGCAACCGAGAAGGCCGATGGCCCAGATATAGAACAGCGGGGCGAAGGTGCTGGACAGGGCAAGCGCGATTGCGAAGCCGGCGGCGGCCGTCCAGAGAAGGGCTACTTCGATCGGATCGCGGCGGCTGGTTTCCGTGTTCGTCTTCATCGGTCTGGCCTTTAGGGGTTAGGAGTGAGGCCCCTCCGGAGAGGGGCGATTCGGTTTCGATCAGTCTTGTTTCACCTTGGCACATTTGCCGGCTTCGCGAACCCGCTTGGCTTCGTCGCGGGCGGCCGCTTCGTCCAGGTAGCGGGCCTTCGTCTTGCGGTACTCCCCGCCCTGGCTCGCCATCCACACTGCCCAGGTCTGCATCTTCGTCTTCATCTTTCGGCCCTTTCGTTTGCGTGTGTCGTTTGTTCCTTACCCCCACATAATACCTCATACACGGTTTATTGTCAACCTCATTTGAAGTTTTTTTATTGATCTTTTTTTCTTTTTCCCCTTCGTCTGCCAGTGGCTTGACTTGCGCCGATATGCCGGGTACGATTACTGCGAACGTAGTTACTTTTTTGAGGATGGAGCATGCTGTTCGCGGATAAGCTTCGAGAGCTTCGCATGTCGAAGGGCTGGTCTCAGAAGGAATTGGCTCAACGTGCCGGTGTGTCACAGCAAGGCCTCACTCAGTGGGAAACCGGCGGACGCAATCCCAATTTTCCCGCTGTGATTTCGCTCTGCCGCGCACTAGGTGTGCATAGCACCATCTTCGAAGATTGTGAGTTCCGCGAAGTCGAAGAGAAGCGAGGCCGCGGCCGGCCGACGAATGCGGATGCAATGTTGGCATATGAGCATGCCAAGACGAAAGAAGCCAAGGCGGCGACGAAGAAAAAGGCGTCGAAGAAAAGATGAAGTTCCAAACCATTTCGGAAATCGCATGAATTCTTCTTCCCAAACTAGCCCTGCCACTGCCCCTTTCTTTTCACCGCAGAAGATAATTGGAGCAATTGCGGGGCTTGCTTTCCTGTGCCTTTTCGGCGCCACTTGTTTAATAGCGATCACTGCCTGGGTTGTCGTCTCCCGCGCTAACGATGAACGTCAAGAACTCGAAAAGCAAATGACGATCCTCAAGTCAGATTTCGCGTCGTTTTCGGACGCTGCGCAGAGTGAACGATCGGCGTTCGAGAGTAAGCTGGCGATCGCAACGAAAAACGAAGCTGCGACGGCGGCCAAGTTGGCATCGCTGAACATTCAGCTTGCAAAGGCAAAAGCGGGGGCGCTTGCGGCAAACCAAGAAGTTGCCACCTTGAAGAAAGAGATTGCGAAAAACGGCGTCGCGGCGGCGCCGGAAAAAAAGCCAGCGATCACCAATCCCCTGGTAACGCGGGAAAACTACAAGAAAATCAACCTGGGAATGACGCTGAAGGACGTTGAAAAAATCCTCGGGCCTGGCGTGGAGAGCTCGCGATCGACGTCCTCTGTCCATATGTATTGGCGAAGTGGAACGGGCGCCGGCGCGACAGCAATCAACATCACTTTCCGTTTCATCCTTTTCCAGGAAATGGTCGTTGATTATGCTGGCGTCACCGGCAAGTGACCCGGCGATCGTGACAGGACCTGGCCGGGGCGGCCGCAGCGGCGTCACAGGGAATCGAGCAAGCCAGCTTCACCGCTGGCTTTTTTCGTGCGCACTTTTCTCCGGAATTCCGCAGAATGCCCCTTGCTTTTACTGGTTAGCCGGATATACTATAAGTGTCCTGATTGATCTTTGACATATCGACTTCCACTCGTGAGCCATTGAGGAGTCGAGTGCGGGAAAGAGGGGATCGAAACACCACTTTTCTCGGAGTTGTCATGGTCAATCAACTGCTCGAAACGGTTCGACGATGGGGTCAACGCTGTGGTCTCGATGATTTCGAGATTGCGACGGCCCAAAGCTTGGCTTGGTACTACGAAGCCACGTATGACGGCGACGAACTGCCGGTTTCGCACTGGGCCCAGTTGGGAGTGCGAGCGGTCCGAAACGGCCGCGATCTGCCGGACTGCGGAACGGGTGCGAAGGATGCCTTGAACTTCACCTGGCAGGGTGCGGGGATGCTGGAAGTAACGGACGGCTACCCCGGACCGGATACGCTGGCGGCCCATCGAGAAATTTTCGACCGGATGTTTAGCGGACTTGACGACCTGAAAAAACAGGTTGCCGAGTTGAAGATGGCGGGCGAAAGGACAAAGGAAATCGCCGTCCATCTGCATCTCTCCGAAGCGCGAATCAGCCAAATCTCAAGAGAGATCGTGGAAGCATGCCGGAAGGACAAGTAGGACTAACGCGGGCCACGGATGGCCTTTTCAGTTGCACGGCGCGGCGGCCGCTTCATCCAGGGCGATCCAAATGGCCATCGTGTCGGCGGCGGCCTGGATGAATTCGGGCGATCGCCAGGCACGAAGGGCGAATCGCGACGCGGCCTCTTCCGTCGCTTCGCGGTTGTGTCGTTGGTAGTGTCTTCGGGCGGCTTCTTTGGCGAGGGTTTCAACGGTCGATCGAGTTTCGGCAGGCAGCTTCATGGGAGGGTCTCCGTGTAGGGGATTGTTCATCTCCCTATGATGGCGCCGAATCGCTTCCAATTAAGGAAAAAACCATGGCAGAGAAAAAAAAGGAAAAGTATTTCACCGAAACGCAAAAGCTTGAGCAGCGAAACAAGGCCCAAATCGGCTTGCGGCTCGCTCCGGAATTGGTCGAACGCTTACGCAATTTCGCGTGGGCCACGCAGATCGAGGGGGGCGTCAACGGCATCATCGAGGCGGCGACGGAAAAGGCGATCGAGCGGCTCGAACGAGATTACCAGAAAGAGCATGGCAAGCCGGTGCCGTCGCGGCCGGCGGCGAAGTGAATTAAGTCATAGTTTGACGAAGGTACCGTCGCATAGCAAGTGAAGGATGCCGTCATAGACGGGCGGATGATCGAAATATTTCAGGCCGCAATGCTCGCACACGCAGTCACCGCAGGCTCTTTGAAAGCCGCGCTCGGCGAAAGCAACATCAACCATGTCGGCGATCAAGCGAGCTTGCTTTCGGTACCGGCGCCATAGGTCGGGATCCATTTCAACCTCCTTAGAAATTGGTCACACAAATACCGAGCGACTTAGCTCGATCGAGCTTTGTTCCCGTTCGCGTCGTCGGCTATGTCTGTGACAGCATCCCTCTTTCTTGCGATGTCGGATCCGCCGAGCAGCCGGTTGCGTGCCTTTCGACATTTCGGGCTGCACGTGGCGGCGTCCTCGCGACATGCGAGGAAGTTTTGCCGACACGTTTGGCAGTAGCAGACCTTGTCTTTGATGCCCTTCCCACGGCTCATGACTCACTCACTTCAGTTCAACGAAAAAAACTGTCCTGGGCGCCTTTCGTCATGCAGCGATGGATCTTCCTTCATATGCAAGTGCAACTTTTCAAGAGCGTCTCGGTGCGCTGGGCAGTGCTGGATCAACCAATCGAACGTCACATAAAAATGGTCTCGAAAGACTAGAATCTTGCTGCCCGGCTCCGTCTTGGCCACGGCGAGCACATCTTCCTCGGCCAGCAGGCCCAAAATCGTCGCTGTAACGTAGATTTCACCGTTGGAAAAAACGTGGACGGCACGCCTCCACTCCGGCTCGGACGGATGCAATTCAGGTCTGAAATAGGTATTCACAAAACCTCCTTTTTTCATTTTTTTTCTCTTGAGGGGCGCGCGCGAAAAGCGCGAACGATATCTGTGACCACAAAATCAATTCTGCAAACATCTTGCGTCGAAAATTTCGCGCACAATTCGCGCTTTTTCGCGCTTTTCGCGCGCGC